AATAAAATAACTGCAGCCAAGTTTCCAATGAGTGCTTCCGCCATAGCGCGGTCTTATCCCTACACTAGAGACTTTATTTCAGGGACAGAACGGACGCGAGATCTGACAACTATTACAAATAGTAGTGCGTATAATTACATTGCTGGTCTAACATCTATTTACATTGGAAGTAAGGTGACCTATATTGGAGCTCAGGCATTCATGGGCTGCTCTGGCCTAACAAGCATCACCATCCCCAGCAGTGTGACCGCGATTGGGTCTGCTGCATTCAGGCTCTGCACTGGCCTGACCAGCATCACCATCCCCGACAGCGTGACTTCGATTGGCTCTTATGCGTTCGCTTTAACCACAAGCCTAAGCAGCATTACGATCCCCGATAGCGTTACCGAGATTGGGAGTGATGCTTTCAAATACTCTACTATAACCAGTATCACTCTTCCAACTAACGATAATTTTACTTTGATTAGCAGCGCTGCATTCTCTTATAGTAGCCTTACCAGCATAACGATTCCTGACAACGTGACAACGATTGGGAGTAGGGCATTCTTTAACACAAACCTAACCAGCATTACCATCCCCGCCAGTGTGACATCGATTGGGAGTCGTGCATTCTATGGCACAAGCCTAAGCACAGTTAACTCCCTCGCTACAAATGCCCCGACTTTGGTGGGACAAAATCCTTTCCTTAACTTCGGCTCAGTTACTAAAATTACTGTCCCGCGTGGTGCTAAAGCAAGTTACCAAACGGCAGGAAATGGAACAACATACGGAGGTCTAGAAATCGAAGAGGCTTAATATCATGGCAGACAAAAAAATATCAGAACTCACAGAACTCACTTCGGCTAATCCAACAACTGACGTTTTACCGATTGTGGATATCAGTTCTAACGAAACTAAGAAAATTACTTTAGCTGATTTACCAATTAGCGATGTCGCCATCGCCGAATCCGTTCCCCACACTACCGACATTCGGGCAGGAACTGCGCGGACACGAGATTTAACCTCATTGCCTTCCTTTGCAGCCGATACCAGTTTGACCGCTATTTATATTGGTAGCAAGATAACTTCGATTGGGACTTATACATTCCTAAGCTGCACAAGCCTAGCCAGTGTTATCATCCCTAATGGTGCGACCTCGATTGGAAATGGTGTATTCTTTAACTGCCCAAGCCTAACCAACATTACGATTCCTAGCAGCGTTACCTCGATTGGAGATTATGCATTCCAAAGCTGCTCTAATCTAATAAACATTGCCATTCCTGACAACGTGACCTCGATCGGAGATCATGCATTCCAAAGCTGCACTAGTCTTACCAGCATAACAATTCCTGACAACGTGGCCTCAATTGCGGGTAGTGCATTCGCTAATTGCACTAGCCTCGCGAGTATTAATACATCCAGTGCGAATGCATCATTTTCATCAATTGGTGGTGTTCTATTTAATAAAAATGGTAGTACTTTAATTAGTTTTCCAAATCAAGTAAGTAGCGCATATACCATCCCCAACAGCGTGACCTCGATTGGGGATGAGGCATTCAAGCTCTGCTCTAACCTGACCAGTATAACGATTCCCAACAGCGTGACCTCAATTAGAGAGGGTGCATTCCGATTCTGCACAAGCCTAAGCAGTATCACGATCCCTGGCAGCGTGAACTCGATTAGCTCTAATGCATTCAATAGCTGCACTAGCCTAACCAGCGTTACGATCCTCGACGGCATGACCACGATTGGAAATCATGCATTCCGAATCTGCACTAGCCTAACCAGTATTACGATTCCCGAAAGCGTGGTAGCGATTGGGCAGGGTGCATTCGAAAACTGCACTAGCCTAACAAGCGTTACCATTCCCAACAATACGACATCGATTACGGCTAATTTATTCCGAAACTGCTCTAGTATAACAAGCATTACCATTCCCAGCAACGTGACATCGATTGGGCAGGGTGCATTACAAAACATGGGCTTAATCAGTCTTGCAATCCCCGATAACGTTACCTCGACTACATATCAATCATTTGCCTCTAACAGTAACCTAACAACCGTTACAATTGGCAATAGTTTGGGCAATATTGCTGGCTTCGCATTCAGAAATTGTACGTCGCTATCAACACTCAGTTGCACTGCTACGGATGCTCCATCGCTTGGAACTACTCCATTTGCTGGCTGCACTAGCTTAACAAAAATTATCGTTCCAAACGGCGCTACACAAAGTTACAAAAATAAAGGAAATGGAACAACATACGGAGGTCTAGAAATCGAAGAGGCTACTTAATATAGTTGATTTTTTAAACTTTAATCATATTATACATATATGAGTAAAAAATTACATTTCGTATCTGGCCTTCCAAGAGCTTGCTCTACGCTACTCTGCAATCTACTTGCACAGAACCCAAGAGTTCACGCTACGCCTACCAGCGCTTTGCATGAGATTGGCTATATTGCTCGACAAGTGTTTCAAACAGAAGAGGCAAAGGCAGTGGATATGGAAAAGGTTCTTGAGCCTATGTATTTAGATTACGTCAAGGCTGGATGCGAGAACGCATTCAATAGCATTACAGATCGTCCAGTGGTTGTAGACAAGTGCCGTTCTTGGATTGGTCACTTAGATCAACTATTCAAGGTTTGGCCAGATGCTAAGGTTCTTGTTCCCGTTCGTGACATTAGGGGCGTTCTTTCTAGTATGGAGAAGAAACGCCAACAGCATCCAGAAGTATTTAATGGTGTCGAACAACAAAACCCACAAGACTGGACTACTATTGATAAACGTGCCCAGGGTTGGCTACAAACTCCCCCTATTGGCATTGCAATAGAGCGCCTGTACGAAGCCTATCAAAGATTTGGTGATAAATTAATGTTTATTCATGCTGAAAATCTCACGGAAGACCCACAAAGTGTAATGAATAATATATGGGAGTATCTTGAAGAAGAGCCTTTCATTCACAATATTTCTAACGTAGAACAATATACTCAAGAATATGATGTAGGTTTTCCATACGGAGACCATGTTATTCGTCAAGAAATAAAACCTTTAAAAAAAGATTGGCACGAAACACTTGGTCGCCAATTATCAGAACAACTCAACCAAAAATTTAACTGGATCAACGAATTATGAAAAACGCCCTAATTAATACCAAAACAAAACGAATCATCAGAGTACAAGATGGTGATTTTTCAGATTATCCCGAATTCCAAGAAGTAGTGTCTATTTCGGATGCAGCAGCTTCTACTTTTGAATCTTCTACTGAGTTTATGTTTTTAATTGACGATCAATTAAAAACTTTAGATCAAAAGATATGGACAGAATCACCAGAAATTGTAAAAAATAATATCAGATATAATCGCAATAAATTACTTGCCGATTCTGACTGGACTCAACTTGCGGATTCTCCTTTAACCAGCTCTGAAAAAGCGGACTGGGCAACATATCGCCAATCGCTTCGTGATTTAACTGATAATGTAGATTCAAGTGGTCAAGTCACTTATCCTACAGTACCAAGTTCTTAATATTTGACTTGACATTTACATTCATCCAGATTACTATCGATAGTAATGAGTAAATGGACAGAACAACAAAGGGGGGCTTTCTGGAAAAAAGAAGGTAAAAATGGTAAATATTTAGCTGGCTATGTAGTAATAGAAGGCAAGAAACATCCCGTAACAGTTTTTCCAAACCAATATAAAGAGAAGCAAAATCAACCAGAGTTTATTATCTACGAAACTTTTGGCGGTTCTAATTAAAACACCCAGCGATATCCAACGAACACTTTGTTCTTAAAGACGTCGGCGTCTTTATTTAAAAGATGTAAGCCTTGGTAACCGACTTCAGTATAGTGGTTCTCGTTATACTTCCAGGAAAGAGTTATGCTTGACATAAATACCTCTTCTTCACGCTCCAATCCAGCATTGTATCGGTTACCGATATCTTTATATGAAGTAAGAAGATGAGCGCCCATTACGTTCACTTCAAGTTTTGGCGTGATTGGATATTTTATCATAAGAGATGTTTTTAAATTCTCCTTCATGTTCCAATATGCTACAGATGAATCTAGTACTTCGTAAACTGTGCCCAATAGAATCACTGTGCCTTTTTCCGTGAAGTAGGTTATATTAGCACCATACGTTGGCACAGAGTATTCAGTGAGTGTGCCATATTGATCTTCGATCAACGCATCAATGATACCATAGTTAAATTTTATGATAGTTGATGGATTCATTATATACGAAAATTGTGCATAATAGGTATCGGTATCAATTGCTCCACGACCTCCCTTGTAATCTAAGAGAGATTTTTTACCAATCACTTCTAAGATAAAGCGTTTACCAAAAATTTGTTCCGCACCAAACGTAAATGTATCTTTGGTAAAGTCGCCATTAGTTAATTCGTTGCCTACTCCTACGGGTAAGTTTTCCGACCAACGTTTGATATAACTTTCGTAACCACCTTTGATTTTTAAAAGATGTCGAGGTTTCCACGTTAGCATATACGAACTCTTATTGATGAAGTAAGTTACATCGAGGTCGTCATTAATATCACTTGGTTCTCTTTCTAAATGAGAGAATGAATCGGAAGAATCAAGAATAAGCTTCGGCGTTATTTCGTATCTACTTCTGATGCCGATGTTGCCAAATATCAATGTTTTATCATCAACGCTTCTGTACCTTATTTCTGGTTGCGCTTTTAGATTTATTAAATCTCTAAAGAACTTACCTTCTATTCCTAGCGATTGGCTGAAGTAAAAGGTCGATGTTTGATCGGGCGTACCAGCCGCCCTCATAAATACATTGTCATCGTAGAATATTCTACTGAATGAAGTTAGCTTAAACTTTTTCTCCGCATAAAGAGTAGATGCTATTAGCAATAAAACTATAAAAAACTTATGCATTCCTTCTGTCAATTGCTACATACAAGAACGCAAAACAACACGCAATAAGAGTGAAGATTGATGGTTCAGGTATTGCGGATGTAATGTAACCTGGCCCTGTAATATTTACGTCCATATGTCCAAATGCTTCATAGTCAAAAGAAGAAAATACAATAGTATAGTCTATCCCTTTTTCTAAATCAAACGAACCAGAGAATGCGCCAGGTTCACCAATAAATGCTGGTTGGTCGCTTTCACCTTCACCTTCACCTTGTTGTGGTACTCCTCCAACAAAACCAGTATCACTTCCATTGTTGAATCCCCAAGGTCCATCTATAATAAGAGATGTTGGTGCTTGATTATAGATTAACAATTGTGTATCTGTG